ATTAGGATTGGCCTTTTGCATGAGACCAGGTTATTAATGACTGAAAGATTTTGTAAAAAATGTAACCATTTATGTCATTGTGTAGAGGCAGATCATGAGACTTGTAAATGTGAAGATTGTCAGTGTAATGGTAGAGAAGAAGATGCTACCTATGAAGGTAGTGGTGTAATCATTGACTACTTTAAATAATATATACATAATAATAAATTTAACGTGGGGATAAGAATGATGATATGGGGATATAGACTACTAACTATTGCAGCAATTGCATATTTATATTATATTCATTATTTAGATTTAGTACAGATTTAATGAATAAACAACCTTTAACAATTTCAGATCAAGCAAAAGTTCAGATGCCCATGAAGACAGTTGCGAGTCTCATCGCACTCGTAGCAATTGGTACTTGGGCTTTTTTTGGAATTCAGGAAAAGTTAAACCAACACGCAACTCAACTAAAAATTATGGAGAAGGATCTTACAGAGAACACGGCTTTCCGAATTGGCTGGCCCCGTGGACTTTTAGGATCCTTACCCCGCTGATTCAGAACAATTTATGCTAATTGAGGAACTTTACAAGCAGACAGATAAATTACAGGAACGTGTAGACTCAATGTTACATAATGAAGTTGGAATTAAAGCTTTAGATAAAGCTGTAGATAAACTACAAAATGATGTAGAAAAATTAAAAGATAAACAAAGAACATTTAGTAATGGGAGTACTCCATAATGGAACAGGTAGTAATAGCCCTAATCATGTACCTAAACGGAACGATGATTGAACACACACATAAGGAGACAATGGGGAAATGTCTTAGATCCAGACGTATAGCCATGAGGGAAATTAATCCAGAGTCGGTGGTTTTTTCCTGCAAAAAAGTAACTGCGTTAACAGAAATATATATGGGTGATAAGAAGATACTTAAAATAATAAAAGAATAATGAACAAGAAAGCTTATGCTTTTTTTCTTAAGAAAAATAGACCACAAAATAAACAAAATCCTATAGCAGAAGAATTAAGTGATGGACGTTATCAACAACGTGTGGTAAAGAATAAGAAAATATATAATAGAAAAAAATATTCTAAACAACAGGGAGTATGACAAAATTTATATTAGTAATATGGGTGTGTTCCTTTTTAGGTAATCAGCCTAGCTGCCTACCCCCTATGGAATATCCTAAACAATTTAATAGTTGGTATGATTGCTCTCGTACTGCACATAAAGAATCCCTAATGATGATTTCTAAAATGGGATATAAATATATTAATGAGAATCAAATTGCTATGACTTATAGCTGTAGAAAAGTTTCTAATGTATAATAAAAAATATAAAACAAAGGATAACAGGTAAAAATTATGAATATAATTGAAAAAGATATTAATGATCAAATAGTACTTACAACTTATGATAATGTAGAATTTTATAAACCAAAATTTATAAACTTAGATAAATTAAATATATTTGATAATATCCAATTATATTCTGATACAAGTTTATCTTCATATATTAAATCGGAATGGCGTACCTAAATGCTAATATACCTATAATTGAATGTTATGTTAGAGGTAATTATCTTAGAGATCAGAAAGATTCTCACGATAAATACTTTGAATGTGTAGTCTTTGGAGTTTGTAGTTTACCTGGGCAAGTTCCCTTGTTTCACTACATGATGTCTGATGGGGGAATATGGTGGAGAGCACCTATCTCTGCATTTTGTAAAAAACAAGATGTTAAGGAACTACCCTTAGATGAATTGTGTATGTGGAATTCGTTTAGTTATAATATATCAGTAACTAACTTTTACAATTTATCAGGCAACAAAGTACAGTATTTTTCAAGACGTAAGATTAAACGAGAAGGTAAATATTTATTTACTTTAGATTGGTGTTCAGGTGATTACAATGAATTAGATTTTGGTTACTCACAAAAACCTGACCAACATAAGTGCGGTCATGTAATAGAATTAGATGATGGCAATTACGCAATACAACCCAACAATAGATTAAGAATATTTGATCCTTCATTAGCAGCAGATCCTAATGAAGTACTAATACATCGTTTGGTAAATACTAAAACATGGTCTGTTGAAGATACTTCCAAATGGATTACAGCAGAAGATGAAGAAGGAAGTTATGATTATGATTTAAAGGAGTTAAAATAATGGCAAATATAAATACACAAACAACAAATATATTAGATAAAAAAAAGATAACTAGTACTGCAGATACTGTTGGTAATATCCAAAAACCTACAGAGAAAGACAGAGATTTGGTATTAGAAGAACCTAAATCTTTAGAAGATAGTAATAAATTTAAAGAAAGATTGTCAAATGAAATTAGTGGGGTAATATTTGGAGATCCTATAGGGGGATTAAAGTATTCAGAAGGTACTGATGAAGATAGAGAGTTTGAATCTAATAGATTAAAAGGGTTAAGTATAGATGAATTATATGATGAACTTCAATATTGGAATGATATCGGAAAAAATACTTGGGATATAGATGAAGAAAGCCAGAGTATGCCAGTTAAAGATTGGCTTACGAATATGTATAAAAAATTAAAAACATAAATAAAAAAGGGAGAAGCTATTAACTTCCCCCTTATTGCAGGCAACACACAGGGCACCTTTACGGGTGCCTTTTTTTTGGTGCAACTTCTTCATCGACCAAAACTTTTAAATCACAATAGGTCCGTCTTTTTCCATACGTACTCTTCGTTGTGCTTTCTCAGAAGGTTCAAGACTTTTTTTAATATCTTCTAAATTCCAATCAGGATGTTTTTTTAATTTTTTAATAATCCATTTATATGACCATGGCTGAAGTTTCAATGTACCATTACTCCAATAATAACTACTATTCTCAATTAATTTTTCAAGATTCTTACGGGTAACTTTAGGGTGGTCTTCTTTTTTAATTACTTCTTTAATCCACTCAACTAAAATAGCCCGTGCTTTATTTCTTATTTGTTTTTTACCCACTATACCTTTTGTATAATCTGTTTAATATCATCTTCTAATTTTTTACCAACACTATTAGCATGATTAATAATTGCAGCACATAGGTTAGCTTGATATTTAAAATCTTTTAAAGCTTCTCTAATTTTACCTACAGGTTTTCCACCATAATCTATTATAATAGAATTCTCTTTATTTAAACCAATCTTTAATTCAAATAATAATCCTGTATACTTTGATATATTATTTTTTTCCATCAGAAACTCCAGGACTTTGCTCCTTAACAAAGTCTGCACCAATCTTTGGATCTAATGGATTTAAAGTTGCAAGCGTATTCATTAATTTAACAACTTCACCATAAGGTCTTGTCATTAGATACCTCATTATCTCTGTTAATTGTACAGAACTTATTAAAAAAGTTCTAGGGTTTGATTGTTGTTTTGTTGGTTTCTCTTTTGAGTTATTACTCATCTTTCTTTCTCCTTATTGTTATTATTGACCTTTAAATTGATAATACTTATCCTCTATTAAATCTCCATCTAATAAATAAGGATTAATATCTTTTTGTTTAGTAAAGATTTCTTTTAAATCTCTAATAGTTTGATTAAGGGTTCTACCTTGCTGTAAACAACCACAAACTAAATCTTCTACTTCTATTATTGCTTGTTTAACTTGTCCCATTATGTTACCTCCTTAATGAGTCTGTTTAAATACCATTGTGCTTTTTGTAAATCTTCCAATGGTTCTCCTTTGAATTTATATCTTGATACATACTTTAATACATTACCTTTAAGGTATCCATGATATTCATCATCTGTCATTCCATCCTGAATAACATCAATAGTTTCCTTTTTACCCTTAAGATAATGAGAAGGTGAATGAACATTATCGTTTACCATACTTCCTCCTAATTACATTATACTCAACAGTTTCTAAATCATACTCACCATTACGAACATTGCGTTTAACTATTAAACCACTCCACCACATACGTTGTGTATTTCTAGCATAGCTTTCTTTATGATGCAGATAACATCCAGCAGATAACCCTATAACTTTTCTACCTGAAGGAATTGTGCACATTGAGTAATCAAACAGATGGCAATGTCCTACAGTTGAAGATACTTTATTCTTTAATAGGAGAGAACGTGCAATGTTGTCCCCACTAATAGGCTTACCCATAATACCAGTAGGATAATTGTGGCAATAATGTACACCATTGATAGATATAGGTTCTTGATATGGAATAACCTCCCAACCATACTCTTTAAAGTTAAGGTCTTTTGTACTAATTGTGCCATCAAGTTCTGGAGTCTCATCTACTATCCTATCTATTCTATCTTCGTGATTACCAAGTAGCATGACTTTTCTTGGTCGTCCCCCATTGAGA